GGGGCCGCCGGCGGGGCCACACGACGGCCTTGACGAGCGCCGCGTCGTCCTCCCCGCGCCCGTAGTCGTCGAGGTAGCACCACAATCCGGCGAACGTGAGCATGGCCGGAATGGGCAGCCGGTTGACGGGCGCGCTGGAGAAGAACTCCGGCGACAGCATCCGCTTACGCGCCATTTCCGTCCGGCTCTGCGTTAACTACTTCCATGGCGATCTTCTGGCGCTCGGAGATCATGCTCCAGAGCACTCCGCACATATACTTGAATTCGCCGAATTCACCGCGCGTCTTCCGGGTCATAGCAATCCGCACGGCCTCGGTAAAGTCAAGGTCGTCTATCCCGCTCGCGATGAACTTGTCAATCGAGTCTTGCCAGCCGGACGGTAGCTCGACCGCGCGCCGTTCACCCATATATTGGTAGGTCCATGAGCACCAGATTTCGTCATGGAATACCTCGCGACGATGAACTTTCAGGCGGAGATCCAGCTGGGCGATCTCTGCGGCGCGTGCCATCGCCCGGCTCCAGCGGAGCGCGTCGGCCGCCACGTCATCAACGACGGGCGCATCAGGACTAGAGGCGCTCTTGCCGGCGTTGCACGACTCGCAGGCGGTGACGAGGTTAGACGGGTCATCGGTGCCGCCGAGCGCGACGGGAACAACGTGGTCAACGGTGAGCTTGACGTCCGGGGCTGCCGAGCCGCAGTAGCGGCAGGCGTGGTTGTCGCGCCGGAGGATCTCGTACCGGAGCCGTTTGGATATAGCCATTCGCGATCCCCTCAGCTTGCCGATGTGTCAGGTGGCATGTGTCGTGCGTTACCCGCCCTGGAACCCGGCCGGGACAGTGCTGAGCTCAGCCCTGGCCCCGGCCGGTCGCATGGAGGTCACCACAGCGCCACCGCCGCGCTGACGGCCCCCGCCGCAATGAGTCCCGCCGCGGAGGCGTAGGCGACGGCCAGGGCGCGATTGCGGGCGGCGGCGGCGATGACGGCGACGGGAAGGATGCTGAACAGCGCGACCGCGGCGAAGCCGGCCAGCGCGACGCCCGCGTGCCGGCTCACGTCCGGGTCCTCTCGGGCCGGGCGGTCTTCCTCCGGCCGCGCCGGATGGCGGTGCTGACACGGCCGCGGCCGTCCAGGACGTCCCAGGCGTAGGCGCCGCATCCGGCGAGGATCACGCCGACGGCGGTGTAGGCGGTGGCCGTCACGGCGCACCTGCCGGTTCCTGCTGCCGGTATTTACGGCTCCAGTCGCGCCAGATACCGCGCATGGCGGTGACGCACTGCTCGCAGCGGCAGCCGCGGTCCTTGTACGCCCTGCGGGTTCCGTGTTTTACGCCCTCCACGGACTGGCCGGGCCGGGCGCGCCTGGCTGCCTCAGCGCGCTGGTTCCGGCTGTAGGCGGCTCTAGCGTCCTTGCATACCTGGCAGCGGCAGCCGTGCGAATAGGAGCCGTAGCCGTGGTCACTCATCGTCGTCGCCCGCCTTCTCCGCTTCCGCCGCGTCCAGCAGCGTCTTGAGCGCGTCGACGTTCTTGCACCGGGCCAGCGTGTCGGCCACGGCCTTCAGCTCGTCCTCGTCGAGGTCGTTCGTGCTGCCGAGCTCTGATGTGCCTGCGAGCGTGGCGGTGTGCTCGAGTCGCTGCGTGTCATCGTCGTCGGTGTAGCCGAGGCGCTTGAAGTGGGCGCGGACGATGCCGACGAGCTTGCGGTGGCGATCACCCGTAGAGGTCGCGCTGGAGTTGCCGCCATTCGCGGGGTCCGTAGCCGAGGTAGCCGCGTCCCCACTCGTAGGGATCTCGTCGTCCTCGCCGGGCAGCGGCGGCAGGTCGGGGCTGGCGGCGGGCGGCTGGTGGGCCTTTGCGCTTTCACTGCCGCTCAGTGAGCCCGTAGCTCTCTGGGCAGTCCCGCTCTTATCTGTCCCTTGGCCAGCCTCGGTCTTGCGCCGCGCGGTGCGCGCGGCAGGCTTCGGCGCTTCCTGTTTTGCCGCCCCGTTTGAGGTCGGCGGGTCGTCGACGATCTCGGCGTCGACGATCTCGGCGTCGAGGCTGACGCCGAGCACGTCGGCGGCCTTCTGGTCCGTGATCACGTACGGGTCCGCGTGCCTGCCGGGAGCCGGCGCGGTGCGGAACTCGTTCGAGGTCGGGACGTACGGCTCCAGGCCGCGCAGGACGGTCTTCTTCCACATGGCCGGCTCCCACTGCTGCCACGGGGAGTCGGACCGGCCCGAGCCACGGGAGGCGGCCTTGTGTTCCATGATCTCGGCGCGGCCCATGCGGATGACCTGGGAGCAGTGGCCGCTGGTGAAGATGGCGTAGGCGTAGGCGCCGCGCATCGGCCCGCGTTCGTCGGCGGAGGCGAAGTCGTCGTATTCGTGGAGCGGCGGGGTGTTCTCCCCGCGGGGGGCGTACCGGTCGGTCTTGCGGACGACCTGGGCGACGACGGAGGTGACGCCGCCGGCGCGGAACATCCGCTCGATGATGCCCTTGTAGCCCTCGATGCCGGTGACTTCCTGGCCGAACGGGACGAGGTAGTAGTCGTCGGTGTCGGGTTCGTGGCCGAGCCGTGCGCAGTCGAGGAGGGCGTACAGCAGGGACTGGGGGTTGGCGATGGCGGCGGCGAGGAGCTTGTCGTCGCGGCGGAGCGCACCTTGGGTGACGCGGATGATGGCGGACGGCTTGACGTGGCTGGCGGCGGCCATGGCGATGTCGGCCTGCTGGCGGCGTATCCAGTTGACGAGCTGGTCGCTGCGGTCGCGGGTGGCGACGGCTGCGGAGACGGTCTGGGTCATGATGCGGCGTCCTTCGGTGGTCTGGCGGGAACGAGCTTGTCGGTGGTGGACGCCTTACGGGTGTGCTCTTTCACCTCGTAGACCTGGCGGGCGGCGACTTCTGCGCCACGCCATGTGACGGCCCTGAGTGCGCTGCCCATCTCGGCGCGCAGGCGGTTGGTCATCTCGTTCTTGCGGCGCTCGGCTTCCTTGTAGCGGCGGCAGGCGGCGCGGTAGGAGATGGCGGTGCGGACGCCGACGACGGCCTCGCGGTCCTCGACCTTGGGGTGGAGGTGCTTGAGGGCGGCGGCGGTCTGCGGCCGCCAGTCCACGTCGGGTGCGCGGCCGTCCCTGATGTCATCCAGGAAGCACTCGGCCGTGTCACGCATGATCTTGAGGTCGGCTTCCGCGTCGCCGTCCATGGTCAGCTCGTAGACGCGGAGTTTCCAGGACCGCATCGCCAGGCAGGCGACGTAGGCGGCGGTGACGCCCATGACGTCCATCTGCCACAGCACCTGGCACCGGTAGTGGACGGGAATCTGGTCCGATCCGTCGTCGCCCCACTGGTCATCGCCCCCGGCGTCGGTCTTGGTCTCCAGCACGGCGACGGGAGACTGCCCGTCGGCCTCCTGCCACGGCATCGTCTCGCCGCGATAGTTGGTGTAGGTGCCCTGGTCGCCGCCTTCCCACAGAATGCGGTCAGGGGTGGCCATCTGCCATGGACGGTCCGGGCGGGCGTAGAGTTCGCGGCCATCGCCGCTAACGCCGAACTCCGGCCGCCGCTGCGTGAACTTGCCCGCGATGTACGGCTCGAGGATCCTGCCGCGTTCCATCGCGTCGGAGTCCTCCACCTCCGGCAGGTCGCCGCGCTTGCGGTGATAGAGGGCGAACGGCGAGTCATACGGTGACAGGCCCATCACGACGGCGATCTCCGATGCGGTGACGCCCTTGCGACGGGCAGCCAGCCATCCGGCCTCGGTGCCGGTCTCGATCAGCTGCGCGGTCACGCGGCGACCTCCGCGGCGGCGGGGGCCTGCCGGATGAGCTCGGCGGTCCAGTGCAGGATGTGCCCGGCGGCGCGGCTCAGGGCCTCCGCGTACGGTTCTGGCGGGTGTACCTGTCCGCTGAGGATGGCGTGGTAGGTCTCGAGGGCGTCGTCGAGGTCCTCCATGACTTCGAAGCGCACGCCGAGGGTGCGGGCCTCGCGCCAGACAGCCCGGCCGACGTGGAAGACGGCCGCCTCCAGTTCGGCGGCGGTGACGGCGGGCGGCGTGCCGGGGCCGCCCGGCAGCAGCTCAGACCAGCTCACCGGGTCACCTCCGCGGACACGCGGACCGGGTTGATGGAGACGTCGATCTCGGCCTCGAAGATCTTGCCGTCCGACTTGCG